AATGTTACTACACTACAGTCAAACGTAGCGGCTTTACAAACAGCTATATTGTTTAATTCAGTTACCTTGTCAGATAATACTAGTACTGCGGCTAATGTGATCTACAGTGGAAATAATGTAGTCCAAATAACTACACTAAAATCAGACAGCTTAGAATACAGTATAACCAGAGGCACAACCAGCAGAGTTGGTACAATTAAAGTAACTAACTCAAACGGTGTTCCGTATTTTGAAGATGACTATAGTGAAACAGCAGTCACTGGAGTTACACTAAATTTTGCTAATATTGGCGGAAACGCAGTTCTACAATACACCACTACTTCTACTGGTAGTGATGCTACATTCAACTATCAGCTAACAACCTACACGGTCTAAACCATGTGGACGAATTTTTGGAATCTGCGTGTCAATGATAGACTTGCAGAATGGAAAGATTTTCGACACAAACTAAGTGATTTACCTAGAGATCAAGCTATCCAAGAGCTTAATACGTTATGGAGCACTGCTCCTTACGTAACCTATTATTTGGACCCAAGTGACCCAACAAGTTGGCCAGATCCCTGGACCTTGTTAGCCGAAAATTACTATTGTAACGTTGCAAAATCATTAGGAATAGTATATACTATATACTTTACCAGCCATAGAAATATGGCGATGGACTTGCGTGTTTACTATGATTACAAGGACAAGGAACGTTATACAGTAGCCTATTTGGATCAAGGAAAATATATTCTTAATTACTGGCCCTACGAAATAGTAAATACAAAACAAGTAGAAGAAAAGCAGATGCACCTGCTTTATCAATATTCAAGCACAGATTTAAAGTTAGACAAATATTAAAACAAGAGGTTTCAAGTGAGCACTATTCAAGTCAAGAAACGCAGTGGGCAGGTCGTACCACTAGATTTAACAAAATGGCAGGCACAGGTAGCCAAAGTATGTCAAGGCGTAGCCGATGTCAGCCAGTCAATGATTGAAATCAAAGCTCAACCACATTTTTACGATGGTATCAGCACACGTGAAATTGATGAAATTACTCTACGTGCTATCGTTGACCTAATTGACGTAGAACATAATCCAGATGTTGGTCATACTAACTATCAATTCGTAGCAGGAAAACAAAGACTGTCAATGCTACGCAAAGATATATATGGTGACTATCAAGTTCCACACTTATACGAAATCGTTAAAACTAATGTAGCCACTGGACTATACACAGAAGAATTATTATCTTGGTACACAGAAGATGAGTGGAACAAGATGGAAGAACTTATTGATCATGCTAAAGATGAAGACTATAGCTATGCGGCCATCGAACAACTAATTGAAAAATATCTAGTTAAAAATCGTTCAACAAAACAGATTTATGAAACACCACAGATTCGCTATATGGTCGCCGCTGCCACGGTGTTCCACAAAGAGAATCCCAGTCAAAGACTAAAATACATTAAAGATTACTATACCTGCGCCAGTGACGGATTGTTCACGCTCGCCACTCCAGTACTCGCTGGCTTGGGTACCCCTACAAAACAATTTAGCAGTTGTGTGCTAATTAAATCAGATGATGATTTGGATAGCATATTTGCATCCGGAGAGATGATGGCCAAGTATGCCAGCAAACGTGCTGGCATTGGTCTAGAGATAGGTCGTTTGCGCCCATTGGGGAGTCCTATACGAGGCGGGGAAATCATGCACACTGGTATGATCCCCTTCCTTAAGAAGTGGTTTGGTGACTTACGTAGTTGTTCACAAGGCGGCATTCGTAATGCAAGTGCTACGGTATTTTATCCTATATGGCATCATCAGTTTGATGACCTAATAGTATTAAAGAACAATCAAGGCACAGAAGAAACACGTGTGCGTCACATGGATTATGGTGTGGTATTAAACGCTATGTTCTGGAGACGTTTTAAGAATAAAGAAAATATCACATTCTTTGATCCTAACGAAGTACCTGACTTGTATGAAGCGTTCTATAAAAATACAAAACTTTTTGAAGAGTTGTACGTTAAGTATGAACGTCAAAAAGGTCTGCGTAAAAAAGTTCTAAGTGCAGAAGAAGTATTCAAAGGTGGCATACTAAAAGAACGTACAGACACAGGTCGTATCTATCTTGTGTTTATCGACAATGTTATGAAACAAGGCCCATTTGATCCGGAATATCATACCATCTATCAAAGTAATCTCTGTTGCGAAATTTTACTACCCACTAAGAGTTTCAAACGCTTAGATGACGCCAATGGTCGCATTGCCCTGTGTACACTTGGTAGTATCAATTGGGGAGCATTCCGCAACCCAGAAGATATGAAACGTGCTTGTCGCATTCTACAACGTAGTCTATGTAATATTTTAGATTACCAAGACTTCTTAAGCATACAAAGTAAATTAAGCAACGATGAGATACAACCACTAGGTATCGGTATTACCAATCTTGCTTATTGGCATGCTAAAAAGAATCTACGCTATGGCGAGAAAGATGCGCTACAAGAAGTTAAAACGTGGATAGAACATCAGGCATTCTACTTAACAGAAGCAACGGTGGAGCTGGCTAAAGAACGTGGGGCATGTCTACACAGCGAACACACACGTTATGGTAAAGGTTATTTCCCCTGGGAGAATCGTGCTAAAGGTGTAAACAAACTTGCTGACTTTACTCCGACACGTGAACTAGATTGGGAACAACTACGTAGCGATATGCGCTCATATGGTGTGCGTAATGCTACACTGATGGCTATCGCTCCTGTTGAAAGTTCAAGTGTGGTAATTGGTTCAACCAATGGTATTGAAATGCCTATGAGTTTGATTTCAGTTAAAGAATCTAAAGCAGGTAGTTTCATACAGGTAGTACCAGAATACAATAAACTAAAAAATCGTTATCAACTTATGTGGGAACAAACTGACTGCGATGGTTATTTAAAAACTGCGGCAGTGTTAGCGGCTTATGTGGATCAAAGCATTAGTACAAATACTTTCTACAACCCAGCACATTGGGCGGATCGTAAAGTACCAAGCACGTTAATAGCTAAGAATTTAATGCAGGCACATGCTTGGGGTATCAAGACATTCTACTACAGCCTGATCAATAAACAAGGTGCAAAAGCAGATGCGGAAATTGCACCAACATTAGCGGCACAACCAGATGAAACCGATGACGATTGCGAGGCATGTAAACTATGAGTAAAGAACAATATAATTTATCAACAAAGACTAACTATCTACAACGTAAGATGTTCCTGGATCCAGCAGGTCCTGTGACTATCCAACGTTTTGAAGAAGTAAAATATAACAAGATTGCTAACTTTGAAACCACTGCTAGAGGATTCTTTTGGCAACCAGAAGAGGTCAGCTTGACCAAAGACAGTCAAGATTTCAAAGATGCCAGCGATGCTGTTAAACATATCTTTACCAGCAACCTGTTGCGTCAGACAGCCTTAGACAGTCTACAAGGTCGTGCGCCTAATCAAGTATTTGGTCCAGTGGTGAGTCTGCCAGAACTAGAAGCACTTATCAGTAACTGGAGTTTCTTTGAAACTAATATACACAGCAAGAGTTACAGTCATATTATCCGTAACATCTACAACGTGCCTAAAGATGTATTTAACACTATCCATGACACTGAAGAGATCGTAGGCATGGCCAGTAACATCGGCAACTACTATGATAAGTTACATGTGATTAATTGTCGTAAAGAAATGGGTAATAAGATAGATGAACGTGATCACATCAAAGCCATATGGTTAGCTCTACATGCTAGTTATGGTTTAGAAGCATTCCGTTTTATGGTATCATTTGCTACAAGTTTGGCTATGGTCGAAAACAAGATTTTCATTGGCAATGGTAATATTATCAGCTTGATCTTGCAAGACGAATTATTACATAAAGAATGGACGGCTTTCTTGATCAATCAAGTAGTTAAAGAAGATACACGTTTTGCAGATATCAAAGCAGAATGTGAAGCTGAGGTTTACTCTATGTATCTTGACGTTATCAATGAAGAAAAGGCCTGGGCAGACTACTTGTTTAAGCTAGGTCCAGTTATTGGACTCAACGCTGCTATCTTAAAAGAGTTTGTAGACTACACAGCGGTAGGAGCACTTAAAGAAATTGGTATCAAGTACAGTAATCCTGCACCTAAGACCACACCTATACCTTGGTTTAACAAACACAGCGATACTAGCAAGAAACAGACAGCCTTACAAGAAAATGAATCAACAAATTATGTGATCGGAGTCATGGGCGAAAATGTCGAGTATGATGATTTACCAGAACTATAGGAAATTGTCATGGCAATTAGATGGAAATTTGAATATTATACAACTGATGGTAGTAGTTTTATAAGTTTAGATGAATGGATAGCTACATTAACTCAAGAAGAACAAGAAATTTATAAGGCAGCTGATCTTAGACAAAAACAGTATAGACAAGAAAAAATAAATGAGGGAAATCTAGTAGTACTAGAAGATAGCTATGTTTGGAAAGATTCAGGTGCTGAAAAAATTAATAAACTACTAGATCCAATTTGGTCAGAGTATTTTGATCGTTGGCAACAAGAAACAAAATCTGGTGTCAGAATGAAAAGACAAGAAATTTAAGTGAGAGGAAAATGCTAACAGTATACAGTAAAAATTATTGCCCTTTTTGCGACAAGGCCAAACATCTACTTAAGACCAATGGATTTGAATTTAAAGAAATCAAGATAGATGAAGATCAAGATGCACGTGAGTGGTTAATCGCACAAGGACATCGTACTGCCCCACAAATCTACTTAGGTGAAACATTATTTGTAGAAGGTGGATATCAAGGATTAGAAAAATTAACTGTAGAACAAATTCAAGAACGCATAGGAGCATTAAGTGTTAGTAACTAACAAATATGATAAAGATACTATTGTAAGTTTTAAAATTGTCAATGGTGATGAAATAGTTGCCAAAGTCATTGAAGAAACAGATGATAGTTTTGTATTAAGCAAACCCACAACTGTTATGCCTAGCCAACAGGGGTTAGGACTGCTACAAAGTCTATTTACAAGTGACTTAAATAAGACTATAGCATTAAGTAAAACACACGTGATGATGCACGCACCTACAATAGAAGATGTGCGTAATCACTACATTAAGACCACAACAGGTATCGAACCTGTGACTAAGGGTGGCATTATAACATAGGAAATACATTGTGTCTTCAGAACACGACATAAGTCTGGTAACATCACAAGCAGGTTCTGTAGTCGCAGAGAATCAGCATGTTACCTTGGGCACAGCATCTGGTAGTATAACCCCATCGACTGCTATGGCTATGATTGGTATTAATCAAAATGTAGCATTGGCAATTGATGCGAATGTTACAGCCGCTAAAGATAAATTAACCACTATATCAGCTAATGTTGGTGGTAGTTATTCGGCGGATGAAGTCGCAGCCGCAACTATAGCTCTTGGCAGTTTAAATAGCCTACAATCGAGTTTAGGATTTGGCGGTAGCCCGAATCAAGCTGGGTTTGGTAGTTTCCTAAGCCAAGCACACAATCATGTTAAAGACAGTATTAATCTTAGACAGTCGACTGACTTTATGGCCAATAGTCAATGGAGCGATTTCGGAACCGGCATCACTAATATGTCCAGCAGTGTTGAACGTGGATTAACTAGCCAGATAGGTAGTTTTAAAGGTTCTGGGGCTGCTGTTGCATCGACTGGCACAATGTTTAATAATATTGATATTAAAAACTTTGGCACACCTACTGGATTAGTGCAGGCACTACAAAACAACAAACTGGCCAATGCTACAGGAGTAAATCAAAAACTAGTAGATGCTGGTGTTGATTTAAATGATCTTGACAATCCTGTATATAAAGATCAAATAGCTAACGTGTTAGGAAGTATTAAGGATCCTACAGCCATCAATGTCACTGCTGATCAGATGAATATAACTAATCCTTTTGCAGGCTTACCTAGTTATACGGGTGATGACAGTAGTTTATACAACACACAAAATGCTCTTGGCGGTAGTTCCGCTCGAGCACCAACTGCGACTACTATACCTACCGCAGGTACTTCTGCATTCGGGGCTCCGACTACTACAGGGTTTCCCACAGTGTCAGGTACTAGTACCACAGGTACAGCATTTGGGTCTACAAATGCTCCTACTCTGGCTGCTGGAGATGCGGGCGGTATCCAGAGTCTCAGAGATCTCAGCGATTATACAAAATTAGCCAATCCTAGTGATGTTGCTGGATTTAGTGGAACAGACGCACTAGTATCAAAATTTAAAGACATGGGTGCGGGGTCTATAATCAGTGCGAATGCGGCCCCAGATTTTTTCAGCAAGATCCAAACTACCACAACTCCCAAAATGGATACAGCACATCCAACGCTTACAGATTTAATCAAGAGTAATCAACCTAGTTTTGATTCTATGACGGGAACAGGAAATGGTCCGAGAGGTGTACCTAGTTTGTTTGACTTCGCACAGCACGTAGGTGGAGGTCCTGATATTACAGCATTTAATACCAGTGATAGTGATGTTGGATCTATAACAGCTTTTAATAATTCAATTACTAAAGCCACTAGTTTATGGTCTACAGCAGGTGTAGATCTAACAGCACCTCCACCAAACTCCTTAGGAAGCTCGATGGCCTTTGCTACTAATCTACACAAATATGGTGCAGATAAAAGCGGTAGTGGTGTAGCAGAACTACTCTCTAATATGGCTAATGGATCTAGCAAATATGGTGAAAGTGTCAAGGCTAGCTTGGCAGAAGGCAATAATAATAAACTATTCCAACTAAACGGTATGGGTCCAATCAAAACTAATCCTTTTGAGGGATTACCTGCAGCACAAGGTGAAAACAGTCTTGAAAATGGACCTAAAATGTTGGGTGGTGGGGGCGGTCCACCACCTACTCCTAGCAGAGGAACAGTTTCAGGTTCATCACGTCAGGGTGGATCATTTGGATCAGATCAGATACAAGGACAAGTAGGAACAGGCACAGCAGGCCTCAGAGGCACCCCCTTTGATCCATCAGGTGGAAGATAATTATGTATTTAAATCCCACAGTTGAATACAATCATATTAGCAAGTGGGCAGACAGTTTAATCGGCCGTAAGATAACTCCACGAAGCCTAGTAAAAATCTTAGGCAAACATCTAAACAAGCACCAACATCCTGTTCGCGTTAAACTCTACGCCGGTGCCAAAGGTGCTCTTGAACCAAATGAATGGACCATCGGTGCAGAATATGATCCAGGCTTAGATGAAGCACACAAGAAACAGTTCATTATAGATTTTATACTCAATCATCCTAAAACCGTTCCCATCGAGATCACAGCCGACATGGCTGATCAATTGGCCATGGATCTCGTAGAAACTCTGATACATGAATATGAACATCAGCGACAATTCCGTAGTCGCAGATATCGCTATCACAGGAACACTTATAAGAGTGATCACAGAGATCCAACCAAAAAAGCTGATCAAGAATACCTAGGTGATCCCGATGAGATAGACGCATACGCACAGAACATAGCGGCTAGACACTATTTAATGAAATATAAGTTAAATATTACTAGTGCAAGTAAAATCAACAGCCCAGACTTAAAACAATATTACAAGGCGTTTGGCAAGGATCATGAAATAACTAAACTATTACTGAAAAAGGTCAAGGCAAATATCAAATATTTTAAGGAGAACGATAATGGCAAAAATCACAGAAGAGCATTTAAACGACCACAATTTAAACGCAGATGAAGATGTGTTAGGTGACATCGCTCCTGAAGATTATGTTTTTGTTATTAAGCCCAACGGGGTTCTTAAAGGCATAAGTCTACCTGAAGTAGACACAGAAGCCAGTCCTGAAGTCGAAGAGATATTTAATTTCTTTATTAGTCAATCTGGCGGTAAGCATTATCTAGCCAGCACTACTATTCACTAGGCTACGCAATTCAAACATAGTAGCAATCACATCTCCCTCGTGTAAAATAGCCTTGCCGCCCGCACCACACCATTCCTCGATATTGCTAGGACGATCATCGATCAAGATATCACCTGGACGACAATGCTGACATTTCTCATTGCTGTGCGGACCAAACCATACAGGTATCTTAGGCCAACGTGCTTCAATCCATTTGATCTTATCCCAGAATGCCCAAGGCACGTCATTCTGTCTAGGTATAGCTGATAAAAACTTAACATCCATGCTGTTGTCTTTTGCCAACTGTTGAACTTCTTTTACCAGTCTATGGGCATCGGGCATTTCACCTAGTTCAGAATACAGTCTAGGATTAGCTGATATCAACGCCCAACCTTCTTGATCATATCTGACCCCACCCGGTGTGCGGAATCCTACTATAGGTTCTGCGTAGCCATCAAAGTCTGCTACTACACCGTCCATGTCTAAAAATATTGTTGCCATTAAAACCACCTTAATTTAAAATAAAGAGCGTCCACCGGATCCTCAAATCTAAAAGCAAATCCTTCTTTTGATCGCCAACCGTATAAATGATAACGACCACCTGGTGCAGTAGCTAACCATTCGATGATCACCGGTGGACTATGTCTTCCACTCTTTAACATGATATCCCAGGTTATTACTACTTCTTCCCACTCAGCTGGTGGCGGCCAATTGACAAAATGTTCCATCAGTCTAACTCGTTCTTAATACGCCATACGGCGATGCGGGTCAAAGGTCCTACCCGTCCAGTTTGCTCGAGACCTTTTGATTTTTGGAATGCTCGGATCTTTTCTTTGGTGCTGAGATCAGGCATGCGTTCACGACATACTTTACGATATTTATTAAAAACATGTATCAAGTTACAGTCTCGACCTGTAACAGAATCCAAGGCATGATCAGTCAAGGTCTTGCCAGTGGTGCCATAAGCCACTACATCACCTGCAGTTTTGGCAGTATCTACTGTTTCTGCTACTGCCACAGCGGTAGCACCTGCGCCCATGTTACCAGCTAGCATGGTCACACACCCCTGTAATAATAAACACATGCATAATATTAATCTCATAGATATTTTAATACAAACATGGTATAATCTTCGTCATGTTCAAAATCAAGATGGACTACGTCGACCCTATCGAAGCCCCCTGGGGCATCAGCTATGCTCCACACTTCTGTAGCCTTGCGTAACTGAAATTTAAGTTCTTTGCCAATACTCATGGCGGTATAGTCACGACTCAATCTGTGCCATAACTTACCCCAGTCTTGCTCAGTATAACTTAATGTTCTCATACTTCCAAATACTGTAGTTTAAAATTATCAGCACCAGGTTCACGCCCACTATAGCCGCGTGGATTACATACAATTCTTGTTTCACCAATCATATAGTCGAATGGCTCATGCGTGTGACCATGTGTCCATAACTTAATCTGTGGACGATAAGCGATGAAGTCATCTAGGTCGCTGGCGAACGCACCATTCATGATCTTGTCATGGGCATACTTAGGATGCACGCTCTTGAAACTAGGACAATGATGCCCGACTACAATAAATTTATAGTTAGGACGATTGTAAGTGATATGATTGATATAGTCCATTGACTTTTTATGTAATACTACAGTATCTTCTGGAGTAAGACGGGCAGGCTTACCATACTCATTGACGGTCCTAGCACCGTTAAGGATAGTCCTAAAATCGCTCATCATCGCATCAACGTGATATAATGTAAGACTGTCTTCTGCATTCATGTCTGTCCATACAGTAGCACCGACAAAAGTATAGTCGCCAATATCTACAGTTTCATTGTCTAAGATGTATAAGTTATCATACACCAATTCTTGCTTTAAGTGTGCCAGAGTTTGTTGTATGTCATAGGCATAGTGTTCGTGATTACCTAAGACATATACCACCTTGGGGAAACGTTCACAACATTCTTTAAAGAATTTCCTATACCGACTGTCATGGTGATGGACACCATTCAAATGTTTGGCCACAAGGATATCACCAGACAAGATCAATACATCAGCTGCCTCGGTGTTGTGCAATTCTAACGCACCAAACTCTAAGTGTAGGTCACTACCCAATGCTATCTTCATTTTATCAAATACCAATCTATTAATTCCAATACTTCACCAAGATTTTTACTATTCCACAAGCGACTAGCCTCGGAATATCCTATATCACCATCATCCTCCATGCTTAATGCTATTTCTGGAAATGTGTTATAAAAAGCCTGCCCGATGCGATAGTCGGGATTCTTTAATACTTCAAACATGTATCGCTTTTCAAACTCCTCAAATTCCTGCATGGTTATTTTCACGTCCACTCCAACAAGAACTTACTACACTCTGCATCCTGTTCAAACTCCAAGTAGAACAGTTCATCATCAGTTAGCATTCGAATATTATATCCATGAGCACGCAACCAACCAGGAATCTCATCCCAGACGAAATAGCCATTCTCAATGCCAAATCGTGTGACGATTTTATCTACTAGGTGATCACTAAGTTGTAAGATCATGCGTATTTTAACTTAAACAATAAAAACTTCTGTTCATCAACTATATCATGGTTAGGTAATATACCATCGTAGTCATAGTAGATACGGATGCCATAGTGTTCAGTAAGCCAAAATTGGAAGTCAGCCTTGTCCCCACCGCCGCCACCATATTCTAACTGTGCCTTACGTAATAGTTCCCACCAGTTTCCATCGTCACCTAATACGGTATTCACACGAGCCCGCTGTGAACTGTAAAGATGATTATTATTTTGTGAAGACATACACTCCCTCAAATTTTTCACGCCCAGCTACTTTATCGTTACCTACACCTGGACGAGTATTTAACATCATCTTAATTGTTCGTTGATGTTTAAACCCTAGGCTCTCAGCAGTAGCGATCCAACGGTCGACTACTTTGAATTCTTTGTTACCATAGCTCTTGTAGTCGGCGATGTTGGTAGCAAATACCCCATCTGTGTTTAAACCTTTGTGGATATTCCGCATAGTAGGCACAACGTAGCCTTCAAACCATTCGTCCATGGTAGTGTAACGATTCATGCACTGCGTAGGCTCATCACAATACTTTTCTAAGTTAAAATATGGCGGACTCGAAAATGCCAAGTCAATATCCTCTGGCTCATACTCTTCACTGACTGATTGTATGATCTTTCCACTGTTACCAACGGCTAGATGTATTAAACTATTTAAATAATTTAAATTAGCCACGGTTTCTGTGTTAGGGTCAATGCCTGTATAGTTAAACACCATCTTGCTGGTAGTGATACCTAATAGTCGCCCGCCATAGCCAGCTGAATAATCATATACCTGACCCCATAGAGTAGGACACAAGTATTCTACAATAGTGCGAGCATGCATGGGCTTGAAGTTCTGCACATTCTCACCTGTGACCAATTCTAATGCCCGGCGCAAGGCCGTTGGACTTACTAGGTTCTGTCCTTCACGAAATTCAAAGCATAACTTAATAGCACGATGTAGTTTACGATCGTTCAAAAAGCGATCACGTAGACTATTACTACCACGACCTTTAGGCTCCGCGGTCATCATGTTTGGAAACAAGAAACGATTGATAGTCTGCCCTTGATTATTACCTAGACCAATGCGATCGTTTTTAACTTCGTTACTGATGCTGTCATACAAGACTTTAATATCAGTGATTAATCCCTGTTCAGTATAGTAGTCAATAGGTACTACATTAATACTACGATAGATCGCAAACACTTCTTCTATGATTTTCTCTGGAGCGGCTTGATATCTTTCTTTAGTATAGCCAGCCAATTGCTCTGCTACTGATTCATAGCAGGTAAATGTAGTTTCGCCCTTGAGGCGGGCGTGGGTAGCATACTGCTCTACTCCCCATGTTTTATGTAGTTGTTCGATCATGCTAGTATTATACACTCAACCTGCCGTAAAAGCAAGAGAATTTTACCATTGACAAAACTCTAATTTGAGCATATAATACTAGCTATGACAAAATTTAAAATCAATGACGTATTACAATGGACCGGTGCACCTTTGATCATAGCAGGGCATACTTTAAATGCTATAGGTCCTAGCATGTATCCCTGGAACATTTTGGTATTTTTCTTTGGGACAGCCTGCTTTTTTGCCTGGAGTATTAGGACCCGTAATAAGCC